TACAACAGGTTTAGCATCACCTGTAAGTGGTTTTAATTCAATAAGTGCCGATGCCAATGGTTATTTTTTAGCTAGTGCTAGTTTAAATTATTATGCATATTTAAACATAAGTGCATTAACAAACAATAGGACATTTACTTTGCCTGATGCTACAGGAACAATTGCATTGACTAGTAACTTATCATCTTATGTTCCTACATCCAGGACTATCACAATAAATGGCACTACATATGATTTATCAGCAGATAGATCATGGACTATAAGTACAGGGATCAGTGGTAGTGGTGTAAGTGGTAGAATACCATTTTTTAATGGCACATCATCTGTGACTAGTGATTCTAATTTAACATGGGATAATACAAATAAGTTTATTTCAACTGCTGGTGTTTATGTATTTAATAATACTACAAATGCTTACATGCTAACAAGCAATGGTGATAATATTGGTAGTGTATTTAATGTATCAGCATTAAGATGGGGTTTAGGTTACGGAACATCATCAGGTACTTTGGCAACTGCTGCACTAAGCTGGGATAGCACTGGCAAGGTTTCAATAGGTAATACAAATACTACTTATAATTTTGATGTAACAGGTACAGGTAGATTCACAAGTAGTTTAACAACAGGTGGAACTGCATTTATAAATTCTGCATTAAATAATACAGTAATTACAACAAGTGATGCTACTAATATAAGTAATGGATTTAATTTATTAGGCTCATCATCATATTGGGGAATTAGAACAGATACAAGTGGTAATTTTAATCTTGATGTTTTTGGTGCAGGTACTACTAAAAATGCTTTAACTATTGTACAATCAAGTGGTAACGTAGGTATAGGAACAAGTGCTACATTATATAAAACACATATTGTAAATGCAGGAGCAAATGCTTTTATTGGTCTTTCAAATCAGGGTGTTTCGGATGGTCATAGACAATTAATAATGGGGTTTGGTGGTAATGGTAGTGAAACATTTGCTACTATAAAAGGTACAAGATATAATACTGCAGATGATGTAAATATTGCAATATTAGGTGGGCAGGTATTAGTAGGTAGTACAGCTTCTTTATATGGTGGCGTTAAATTGTCTGTTAAACAAACAGCTGCTAATAATGCAGCAGAAATTTGGAGCAATTCGGCTAGTGATAGTGGCAGACCAGCTTTAACATTAATCAAAAACGATAATGTAACATCATCAAGCCAAGTTTTTCAAAGGTTTGCGATTGATAATGGTAATGCTGCAAATGGTCAAATTAACGGAAATGGTACATCCCAAGTAGCATTTGGATCATGGTCTGATGAAAGACTAAAAATGAATATTACTGATTTGCCATCACAGCTAGGAAATATTTTATCATTACGACCTTGCGAGTTTGACTATAAGAATGGCAGTGGACATCAAATAGGATTTATTGCTCAGGAAATGAGGAAAGTATATCCTGATACAGTAGCTGAAAATCCTGATGGATACTTAACTATTACAGGATGGAATAAGACAGAGGCACGTATAGTAAAAGCTATTCATGAATTGTCAGCACAAATAGAATATTTAAAAGCACAATTAAACTAATGGCACAATACAAATGGGTAATACCTAAAAATGGCTTAGAAACAGCACCATCTGAGGATGGTTTGACTCATGTAGTAAAGACAGTACACTGGATATACAAGGCTACTGATGGAAAATATTTTGCTGAGGTGTTTAGTGCTATGGCATGTGCTACACCATCAGAAACAGATTTCACAGCCTACCCTGATTTGACAGAGGATCAGGTGATAAGCTGGCTTGAGGCAGGCTTAGATGTAGATGCATTAAAAGAAAATTTAGATAAGCAAATAGAGGATCAAAAAAATCCACCTATAGTGAATTTACCATTGCCATGGAATAAGTAAAAAGACTAAAAAACCCTATATATAAAAAACACGAAAGCATGAATTTAAAACTACATGAAGTAGTAGCACTACACTACGAATTGAACGGAATCACAAAGCAAAGCAAAGATGGATCAACAGAGACCATCAGTCAAGGTTTGTTAAAACAAAAAACAAACATGAAAATAAAGCTGTATCTTTCAAGATTAGCAAAGTTAGTAGGTGATGAGTTCAAGTTATATGAGGAACATAAAAACGAACTTTTCAAAAAGTATGGTGAGGAAAATGATGGCATGGTCACTATTGAGAAAGAAAAGTTTTTAGAGTTTAACAAAGAGCATGAGGACTTACTAACGGCTGAGAAAGAGATAAATGTGCAGGATTTATGGTCAAGTGAATTGACTATTGATTCGGTGGCAGCTATTGAGACTGATGAAATCTATCCAGTATTTTTAAAATTAATAGACAGTAATTAGTAATGCAAACAATTGCAATTTTCTTAGCAGGCCAGGCCATAGCCATATTAGTAGGCTTAATCAGTATCTACGTTAAAGTGAGTTTAAAATTAAAAGAGTTAGAGGTCAGAGTGAGCATGGTAGAAAAGCAGGATGATATTATTACCAAAAAGCTAGATCACATTTTAGATACGATTAACAAACTTGCAATTGCAATGCAAAATAAACAAGACCGAGACTAATGAGAATATTAATACTAGCTGTATTGCTGTCTAGCTGCTCCATGATACATAAGACATCAAGCAAGCAATTTAAAGACAGCACAGCAGTAATAACAGATAATTCTAGTCAGTATAAAAAGACTGACAGCACATATTCATCTAAGAACAAAGAGATAGAAACAGCAGACCTAGTGGTAGTATTTAAGGATTCTACTACTGGGTTTGTTTTTTTATCAGGGGATAGCATCAGCATTCCAGCATCTGCCATCAAGGAAATTAGACACAAAAGAGTTAAGCAAAAACAGAGTGATCAAACTAAGCGAGTAATAAGTGAGCAGGCTATTTTAACAGATACTAAGCAAATAGTGACAGTAAAACAAAAGACTGTAACAAAAGATAAAAAGGTTTTAAAATTTTCATGGATTTGGTTTTTTGTGATAATAGCTAGCATTGTGCTATATACATATAGAAAAAAGATTTATGAAATTTATAAAGCATTTACTATCTAATGATGGCCAGGTTAGCAGCAAAAGATTTGCAGGGATAGCTGCTTTTTTAAATGCCATAGTACTAGGGTATTTGCCCAATACTAAACAATTTGTATTTGAGGGATTTTTAATGTTTTCAGCAGCAGTGCTGGGAGTTACCATATTTGAAAAAATAAAAAATGAAAGACCAAAAGACATTAGAGAGGATTCAGTTACTACATCCTAAATTAAGGGATGAGGCTGTAATTATGTATGATGAAATTGTAGGTGCATTGACAGGATCAGCAGCATGCAGATTCGCATATACACTGAGGACTTTTGCAGAGCAGGATGGCCTTTATGCACAGGGCAGGACAAAGCCTGGCAGTATCGTTACAAATGCTAAGGGTGGGCAGTCTTACCATAACTATGGCCTTGCTATTGATATTGTACTACTAATAGACAAAGATAAAAACGGATCATTTGAATCAGCATCATGGGATGTAAAGAGTGACTTTGATAAAGATGGCAAAGCAGACTGGATAGAGGCTGTGCAAATATTTAAGAGATATGGTTATGAGTGGGGAGGTGATTGGAAATTTATTGATGCACCACATTTTCAAAAAACACTAGGAAAATCTATATATGAATTGAAAGCATTGCACACAGCAGGCAAGGTAGATAAGAATGGATTTGTATTAATATAGTTCAGGATGGATTCAAATTACACCTATGAAAACAAACAGACCAAGACTATCAGAAACGGAGTTCAACTGGTGGCAACTTAAAAAACTAACTGACAGGAATAGATATTCTGTGCTAGTCAAATCTGATGAGCATGGATGGCTAACTGATCAAACAGTTCAAAGATGCATCAATAGAGTACTACAAAATAATCACTTTGATGAGGTGGCACTATTGGGTGATCTTATGGATTTACCCTATGTCAGCCGACATGAAAAGAAACTATTTGATGATGGCATCTTAGCCGGCTATTCCGAAATCAAAGAGGTTGAATATACAAAAGAACAAATCTTAAATCCCTTGAGATTGTCTACTGATGCCAGGATAAGATTTATCCCTGGTAATCATGATGAAAGAATTACTAAGCCACACATGAATAGCAAAAGCCAGCTTGCAAGGCTTGCTGTTTTATTCAAAGAATATAAGACTACAGAGTATCAAAAAATCCTATCATTTGATGATTATGGCATTGAATGGGATGGCAAAGATTTTATAAACTGGTTTGATGTATTTACAGGAGTGCATGGTTTAAGTCTATCAAAGAATGCAGGCGAGAAAAACATTTACGAGTACATGGGTAGTGGTGCATCAGGCCACAGCCATAGATTGAATTATAAGCCTATTACTAACAGGAACAATCCTTATGTATGGCTTGAGATTGGATGTGGTAGAGTGAGGACAGAGGTGGAATATTTCCCTACAGGCAAAATCCCTGACTGGCAGCATGGCTTTGCTACTATTCATTTTTATACAATAAATAAAGAGGTATACTTTTTTGCAGAGCCACACCAGGTGATAGATGGAATGTGCATGTATAATGGTGTACTATATGATGGAAATCCTATAAAGTAATGAAAGCAAATGAAACACAAATAGGAGGTCAGCATTATGCAAAATATAAGATTCAGCCTACTGAGTTTATATATGCTAATAGTATACCATTTATTGAGGGCAATATCATAAAGTATGTAATGAGGCATAAGGATAAAAATGGGATAGAGGATTTAAAAAAAGCTAAACACTATATTGATTTACTAATACAATTTGAATATGAAAGTACCAAAGGGCTTTAATAAAATGACAACAATAGATCAAGAGATATGGCTAGTTAAAAAGCTACAGGAATTGTATGCAGCCGAAATTGAATTAAAAAGAATGTTGGGTACTGTTAGAGGTGGCCAACGAGTGAGTGCATCTGAGATAGAAAGGCCTGATGAGGCTATATTAAAAGATCCGTCATGATTGACTTTGTAGAGCATGTAAAAAACACATGCAAAACATTTGATGTTAAATGTAATCTAAGGAATACAAAGTATCTTAAAATGGATGCTAAGAATAGATGTGCCGGATATTTTGATGAATCAGTGCCAGTGTTAGCATGTGCAATGAATAGACCTGATGCATTAGAGATTTTAGTACATGAATTTGCTCACTTTACACAATGGGCTGATAAGTGTGACGCCTGGACAAATGCGATGAATGGTGAGGCTTATGTTAAGTTTAATGACATGCTTGAGGGAAAGAAAGTAAGGAATCTAAAATTGTATATGGGGCTATGCAGAGACTTAGAATTAGACAATGAAAAACGATCTGTCAGTTTGATTAAAAAATTCAAATTACCAATTGATAAAAAACAGTACATAAAAAAAGCAAATGGCTATATATATTTCTATAACTGGATGGTGATAAGTAAAAAATGGTGTACTGGTAAAAATAGCCCTTATAGTAATAAAAAACTAATGGAGGCAATGCCTGATCACTTTGACAATGATTATACATTATTGCCTAAGCATATAGAAAAGATTTTTAGGGATGAACAAATTTAGTTTTTCATAGTGTGGTTAAGCCTGCTGTTTCTACAGTGGGCTTTTTTTTACCTACAAATGCCGGCTTTTCATGCATTTTACTTTCCAGTCTATTAAGAATAACATATATATTTTATTTTTAATATCTCAATGTTTATGGGGGTTTTATGGCTTTAACTTAAATTTAACTAAAAATACATGTGTAAAAGTTTGGTGAATAAGTTATGTTGATATATCTTTGATTTATCAAACAAACCAAAAAAACCATTTTTATGAAAACAACATTACAATTAACAGGTATTGGAACAAAAAATTGCATTTATTTAGCAAAAGAAATCATTAAAATTATTAATTTTTCGAGCCACCAATTTAGTATTGGAAATATTAAGGAAGGAAATTTTTATTTGAATGTAGCTAAATCTTTAATTGAAGATAATAATAATACTGATAAGTACGTAAGTTTTGAATATATCAGTGAAATTGAAGAAGAAGTAAAAAATTTTAAATAAAATAACTTGCGTTTAGGTCGGTATCGCCAACGGAACAACCGACAAACTTTTAACCAAAAACCAAAAACTATGAGTTTCAAAAAAGACAATCAAAAGTACATTGATGAAAGTATTTCAATTACTTGTGCAGTAATTATTATTACAGTTTCATTATTAATTGGCTGCTTAGCCGACAACCTTTAAAACCTAAAACTATGAACGAAACTAAAATTGTATGCCAATATGAAATTGAGCA